TTATCATATTTGTATTTACATAATTTCCAGTCAAAGCACTATTATAAGATGCTTTTATTATATATTGTGATAAAAGCAATTTAGTATCACTTTTATGAATGGAATGAATAGTTACATTTTCTGATTTTTTTAATTTGTTTAATTCAATGTATTCATTTGTAATATTTATATTTTCTAAACCTTCTATATTACTTTTCTTACAACAATTTATTTTTTTTAATAAACGATATCCAATATAAAAAAATAACATTATTAAAATTAAAATTATAATTTTTTTATAAATTTCCATAATAAAATATATAACGATAATAATATATAAAATATATATATTATATAATCATTTATAATGGCTGGAGGATTACTAAATATTATTTCAGTTGGTAATAATAATGTTATATTGACAGGAAATCCAAGCAAAACATTTTTTAAAGTAACTTATTCTAAATATAGCAATTTTGGACTTCAAAAATTTCGTATAGATTATGATGGTTTAAGAGATTTAAGATTAACAGAACCTTCTACATTTACATTCAAAATGCCTCGGTATGCTGAATTATTGATGGATACGTATTTAGTTGTAACTATACCTGATATTTGGAGTCCATTACATCATCCATGTAATGAAACAAACATGCGTTGGGCATCTTATGAGTTCAAATGGATTGAAAATTTGGGAACACAAATGATTAAAGAAATTGTTATTACCTGTGGTTCTCTTACTCTTCAAAAATATACTGGTGAATATTTGGCTGCTATGGTAGAACGTGATTTTTCAGCAGAAAAAAAAGAATTGTATAACAAAATGACAGGAAATACAGATGAACTTAATGACCCTGCAAATGTATATAGTCGTGCAAATACATATCCTGCGGCATACTATACCAGTAATTCTGTTGGAACTGAACCGTCGATACGTGGTAGAAATTTGTATATACCAATCAATACTTGGTTTACTTTAGACAGCAGATGTGCTTTTCCACTCATTTCATTACAATATAATGAATTAGTGATTAGTGTGACTTTGCGACCTATACAAGAATTATTCCAAATAAGAGATGTATTTGATAGTCAATATAGATATCCTTACGTACAACCAGATTTCAATGAAGATAGGTTCCAAATGTATAGATTTTTACAAACTCCTCCTTCTCCTGTAATTTCTTCTGGTAATTATAGTAACAAAATTTCTACTTGGAATGCGGATGTTCATTTAATATCCACTTATTGTTTTCTATCCAAAGAAGAAACACAAGTATTCGCATTACAAGACCAAGTTTATTTAGTGAAAGACGTATTCCAATACAATTTTGAAAACATAACTGGAACAAAAAAAATGCAATTGAATTCCAATGGTATGATTTCCAGTTGGATGTTTTATTTACAACGAAATGATGTTAACCTACGAAATGAATGGAGTAATTATACCAATTGGCCATATAAAACAATTCCCGCAAATTTACAATTGGCACCTAATGATAATTCGAGTATTCCAACTATATATCAGAGTAACATTACATTCGGACCAGGTCAAGATCCCATTGATGCTATTAGAACTGGTATTTATATAACTGGTGATTATAAAGTAGATAATCAACTTTCTATTTTAGCAACAATGGGTATTTTATTGAATGGTGATTATCGTGAAAATATCTTGACAGATGGAGTTTATAATTATATTGAAAAATATACAAGAACAAAAGGGTCTGCAAAAGAAGGATTATATTGTTATAATTTTTGTTTGAATACAAGCCCTTTTGAATATCAACCATCAGGTGCGATTAATATGAGTAAATTTAAAAATATTGAATTAGAAATTACAACTTACGTTCCACCAATTGATAATGTGAGTTCTAAGTTTGATATTATATGTGATGATATTGGAAATCCAATTGGTGTACGTAAATCCAATTGGAGATTATATCAATATAATTTTAACATGACATTGTTTGAAGAAAGGTATAATGTATTATCCTTTATTGGTGGAAATGCTGGCATGATGTATGCAAGATAATTATTTGGTAATAATTGTAAAAAATATATAATATATTATAATATAATAGATATTTTGTTATAATATGAGTAATGAGAAAACTATATGGAATAATAGTTTATTTAGTAATAGATATAAAACGCAAAATAATAGTGATGCAAACTTCCAAACAATGAATATGATTTACAAAATAAAAAATACAAAAAAACGTAAAAACCATAAATTAGAAAATTATAAAGGAATTGAACCTTTAATTAATATTAATGATACAGAAAAATATAATAATGAAACTAAGACAGAACCTAACAATAAAATAAAAAAAGAACCTGTAATCGAAGGTTTAAAAGGACGAGTTACTACAGATGACCCTAATTTTTTAGGATTACCAGATGAAGATTTTGATGGTATAGATAAACCAAGTAAAAAAGATAATAGCAAAGACCCACGTGTTGTTTTATCTAATTTTATTGATACAATATTCAAACGTATAGATAAATTTAATTATAATAAAGCATATTTATTTGCGCGTACTTTTTCTGGAACAAAACCAGAAAGGAGTGATGTGATGGTAGTGAAAAAATATATTGGATGGTTTGAAACTATTTTATTAAGTTATTTTGCTTGTTATAATTGGTTTTTTTTAATGTATTATAGATATAATCATAATGATAATGTTGATAAAGAATTATTAGGGCAACGTTATAAAACTCCTATCTTAGATACGTATTATTTTCAAAATCAATCTTTCAGTAGAGTTGATTTTTGGGGGATGATTTATAAATTTATAAATTATTTTTTCATTTATTGTTTAATGTTTGTAGAATATTTACAAAATATTATGATGGAAAAAATACCAAATATTGCCAAAATTATTTTCAATTTAAAAGGTTGTTTTATTGTTGTATTTCTTCTTATGATTTTTTTTATCCAATATTATTTTCAATGGTTATTTACATTTTTAAAGGACATTTTGAAAGGAAATACCAATAATTTTATGATTGGCTTAATGTTTTTTATGTTGATTTTAGGTTACTTTTTTGGAACATATAATTTTGGTTATGTCGTGAAAACCCCTGGATACACTTTTCATTCTTTTGCCGATTTTTTCATGGGATTTCCGTTTAGTATTATCACCGCACTTATGCGTTTTATATTTATAATGTTAACAAGTGTACCAATCGGAGGTATTTTATGCGTATTATATATTTTATATCAATCTTTTTTTGGCATACTGTTTAATGTAGGTATTACTGATGTATTCGGTATTAAAGCAAACCAAAAGAATATATTTGAAAAGATTAATGAATATATTAGAGATAATAATGAAAATAAAAAATCTCCTATTAAAAATACGTTGAATTTTGTGGTGGATAAGTTTTTATATAGTAATATACTAAGCATCATGTTTATGATTATGTTTATTTTTGCTATTGCTGATTATGTAAAACCGAATTTTATAAAAAATAATAATTTACGATTCAATTTAATTATAATTACTATTTCATTTGTTATTTTCTTTATGTATATAATTTCCAGACAAATATACTTGGATTTCAATGATAATATAAACCCTATTCCTACACCAGATAAAACAGAAGAAACATTAGGAGTATTTGAAGAAATTAATAAATTAGCGTCTGAGCTATTATCAGAATTAATTAAACCAGTTATAGAAAAAGCAGAACCTTTGATAAATGAAGCAGCAACTTCATTAAAGGTTGCGAATGATATTGCTGAAAACGCAAATGATTTTGTAAAAGAAACAACTAATACAATAGAAAGTGTTTCGGGAATGGCAAACACATTTGAAAAAGCAGCTGAAGCGTATACAAATAATATGTCTCAATTACCTACCAATTTACCTACCAATTTACCAACAATGTTGAAAAAATAAAAAATAAAATTATAAAAAAATTATATTTTTCGTATATAATTACATAAAAATAAACTAATAAATTATATATAAATGGGAAAGAATAATAAGAAAAAAAAAGTTCCATTTGTAAGTGTTTGTACACCTACATTCAACCGACGTCCATTTATTGAAAATATGTTTCGGTGTTTTAATAATCAAAATTATCCAAAAGACCGATTAGAATGGATTATTGTGGATGATGGAACCGATAAAATAAAAGATTTAGTAGATAAAGCAAATATACCTCAAATAAAATATTTTGAATTACCTGAAAAAGTACCTTTAGGAACTAAACGTAATTATATGCATAAACATGCCAAAGGTTCTATTATTGTTTATATGGACGATGATGACTATTACCCTCCTGATAGAATTTCTCATGCTGTAGAAAAATTACAAGGCAATAAAGAAGCACTTTGTGCTGGTTCCAGTGAAATATATATTTATTTTAAAGGATTGAATAGAATGGTTCAATGTGGACCTTATGGTCCAAATCATGCTACTGCTGGAACATTTGCCTTTAAAGCCGAATTATTAAAACAAACCAGATATGAAGACCATGCTGCTGTAGCAGAAGAACGTGCTTTTTTGAAAGATTACACTGTTCCATTTGTTCAATTAGACCCAATGAAAACTATTTTGGTATTTTCACATGAACATAATACATTTGATAAACGTAAAATGTTAGAAAATCCACACCCAGATTATTTGAAAGATTCGCCAAAAACAGTAAATGATTTTATTAAATTCAAAGATGAAGACCCCATCAAAGATTTTTTCTTAAATAAAATTGACAAACTCCTTGAAAATTATGAACCAGGATTACCTAAAATGAAGCCTGACGTATTAGAACAAATCAAAAAGATTGAGGCAGAACGTGCTGAAATGTTGAGAAAAGCACAAGAAGAATATAATGCTAAAAACGCAAATCAAATTATATTACAACAAGATGGTAAAGAACCAGTTATTATATCTCCACAAGAAGCTGTCAATATTATGCAACAACAACAAGAATTTATCCGTGAATTGAAAACGAAAAATGATACTACTACTAAACGTGTAGGCGAACTTGAAAAAATGGTTGTTCAACTACAAATGAAAATTGTTGAATTAAACCGAAAAAATGCTGCTGTCAAATCAGAAACACCAGCACCAGTAAAAGAAAATAAAGGCGATGAAAATATTATTACAGAACTAGACATTACGGAAACTGTTTCTAAAAGCACTCCTCAATTCATGGTAGAAGATGATTAAAATAACAAAATCAAATATTATTATAATTGTATAATAATATTTTTTATTCATGTTGTAAATATCTTATTAAATAATTGAACTCAGGTGTTAATATAATTAAATTCAAATGTTTTTTACATAATTCCCAATTTACTGCAAAAGTGTTATTATCATATAGTAATTGTTATATATATAATTATATTATATATAAAATTATTCATATTCATCTTCATCAAATTCATCCATATTTATTTGAACATCTTTTTTCACATTTTTGTCTAAATAACGATATATTCGTTTGATATCTAATTTTGTAATGTTGTAATTTTCAAATAACTTTACCATATCATTCATAATATCCATATTATTATAAAATTCTTCCCCATATTTTAATCGTAACTCTTGAAAAAAAGATAATAAATCTTTCTTATCCATATCCAACTCTTGACATAAATTATAAACAAATAAAATATTATTATATTCTGTTGAATATTTTGTTAATACTTTTGTAAATCGTATTTCGATTGATTTTTTTTTATTGTTTGGGAAATAATCGTGATATAATTTATTATTATAAAACGTTTTCATCAAAGAACTCATTTCATTAAATTGCCATATTTGATTTTGGAATGTAATTCGGTCTATATAATCGGAGTAACATATATTATTCAAAATTTTTAAATAAAAAGGATAAGATATTTCTGGTGAAATGGATGATAATACATCTACTATATTTTCATGCCATAATAATGCTACAATCGTTCTATCTGTTTCATTCATAAATTTATTATGTTCTTCCATTTTCATTGGTTTTTCTATTAATTCTTGTGTAATTTTTTTGGAATCTTCATTATACGATTTTACTTGGAATATATTATCAATAATTTCATTATTCAATAATTCAGGAGTTTTTTTATAAATATCATTTATGAAATTCAATTTACGCAAATCACCTTGAATATATTTTATAATATTTTCTTTTAATGTTTTATCGCTGGATTTTATATTTGGCATTATTTTTGTAATGAGATTGTTTATTTGATTATTGGTTGGCATATTTAATTCAAAAACATTACATACTTTCATTAATTCACGCATTTTTTTATCCATGTAATAATTGCCTATACATATAATTGGGTTCATCGTCATATTTTCTAATCGTTGTTTTTTTGTTTTCTTTTGTCGTATTAATTTTATCAATGCTGTTATACCTCCTTTATCGCCATTATTCATACCATCGATTTCATCCATTACAATTGCTATATTTTTCACTTCTTTTGTCATCATTTGGAGAACATTGCGATTAGAAACATTATTACTTGTTATTGTATCTATTAATGATTTATTACGAACATCACCAGCGTCGTATTTTATTATATCATAATTTATTTCTTTTAATAAGTTCAATACAAATTGCGTTTTACCGCATCCAGGAGAACCATAAATGTATATGCCTTTTTTATATTTTATATTTTTACAATTTTCATCAAATGTCAATAGAATATTTTTTATTTCGTTTGCTATTTTTTCTCTTTCAAATATTGCGTTTATATTTATATTATTCATTATACTGAATACCTTACTATATTTACACCATTTATTATTTTATATATTTTAACGCATAATAAATATATATTACAATACAAAAAATATATTTATTTTCCAAAAGCACTGAAATCCGCTGTAATCGGCATGAAATTACTTGATTTTTGAGGGAGAGCACCATAATAAGAATAATTGTCCGCACCAGTTGTTTGCGTTCCATATTTTGATACTGGTTCACTGGTTCCATATTGGGTTTGTCCATATTTTGTTACTTGTTCGTTGGTTCCATATTGAGGTTGTCCTGAACGTATATTCATTGGATTGGGAGTTAATAAACTTTTTAATCCTGACCCAGCTTCTCTTGCTAATCCTACAGCACCACCAACTGTTTCCTTGGCTAAGCCGACAGCACCACCAACTGTTTCTTTGGCTAATCCGACAGTTCCTGTGACTGCTTTTTCACCAAGTGTTGACGCTCCACCAACTAATTTACCAGTAGCATCAATTGTTTTTCCAGCAACATCACCCGCAGTTGTTCCCAATGAAGCAACCGCCCCAGGAATATTGGTGATTGGAATGGTGGTAGCAGCAGGTGTTGCTACAGTATTTCCAGTAGTGGTTAATGTTCCAGCACCACCTTGACCTCCGCAATTTCCACAAACACTACCTGGACAAGCAGGACATGAAGGACATACTGGTGGCACTATTTGTGTTTTTAGTATATAATCTTCCGATACTTCGCTATTTTTATTTTGATTTGTTTTGAAAAACCAATACCATTTGAAATACTCTGATAAGGCAGATGTTGGAATACTAGGTGTAGTTGTGGGAGTAGTTACAGTCGTTGTTATAGTATCAGAACTTGGAGTTTTAGTTGTTAATGTTG